AGTTGACTTCCCAGTATTTGTCGAGGAGCGTTTCCCAACTTTACTATATCATGGATATAATAAGGGTTATATTAGAGGATTAAGTAGTTCTTTACTTTACTTAGAGGAAGCTCAAGGTTTAGATTCAAACTCAATTGCAAACTATCTGGAAAGATATCAAACGGCTTATTCTCCATGGATTGTTTCTGAACTTCGTGGTAATACTGTTTATCAATTGTTTAGATATATCACAATTTCTGATGGTAATTCTGCAAACAGAGAAGTTAAAGTGTCAGTTGCCAATATGTCATTTGACCTTATGACTTTCGATGTTTTAGTTAGAGATTATTTTGATACTGACTTGAATCCTGTTGTATTGGAAAAATACACAAGTTGTTCAATGGACCCATCTCAAAACAACTATGTTGCTAAAAAGATAGGTACTGCTGACGGTGTTTATGCAATTAATTCTAAGTATATAATGTTAGAAATTAATGAAGAGGCACCATCTGACGCACTTCCAGCAGGTTTCGAAGGTTATTTAATTAGAACTTATAATGGTGTTAACCCTCCTTTCCCAATCTACAAGACAAAGTATAATGCTCCTGGTGATACATTATATAACCCACCTTTTGGTACTATTTTGGGTGTAGATAATGAAGTTATTAGTAGTGGTGATAATGCAAGAAGAACTTATTTAGGTTTCAGCACAACTGTTGGTTGGGACGTAAACTTCTTTGACTATAAGGGTAAACAAAATCCATCAGGATTTACTTGTTACGAACAAACTTACGCTAATTGGAATCACTTAACTAAAGGTTTCCACATGGATAGTGGGGCAACTGCAGTAACAATTTCTTCTATTTATTCTACTTCAGGTACACAAGCTTTTGATTGTGGTGTTGGTCAGTTCAATACTGAACCTATTAACCCAAATGAAATCTACTACAGAACTTATTCTCGTAAGTTTACTGTATTACCTTATGGTGGTTTTGATGGTTGGGACGTTTACAGAGAATACAGAACAAATGGTGATGAGTACGTATTAGGTAAAGCTGGTTACTTGTATGGTGGTAGAGCGGGATGTGCCCCATATGCAAACGCCACAGGATGGGGAGCATTTAGACAGATTACTGTAGAAGACAACACGGCTGACTACGCTAATACTGACTACTACGCTTACTTACTTGGTATTGAGTCATTCAATAACCCTGGTATTATTAACATTAATGTGTTCGCAACACCTGGCGTTGACTACGTTAATAACTATAAGTTAATAAGAGCGGCAATTGATATGGTGGAAATTGATAGAGCTGACTCTATCTACGTAACATCAACACCTGACTTTGATTTGTTACAACCTTCAGCTTCTATGGATAACTTTGTATATCCACAAGATGCGGTGGTAGATTTAGAAAATACAGGAATTGATTCAAACTACACTGTAACTTATTACCCATGGGTGTTAACTCGTGATAGTGTTTACAATACACAAATTTACATTCCAGCAACTGCTGAAGTATGTAGAAACTTGGCATTGACCGACAACATTGCATTCCCATGGTTTGCAACTGCAGGTTATACAAGAGGTATTGTTAACTCGGTAAGAGCAAGACGTAGACTTACTCAACTTGATAGAGACACTCTCTACCAAGGAAGACTTAACCCAATTGCAACTTTCAATGATGTTGGTACTGTGATTTGGGGTAATAAAACCCTTCAGTTAAGAGAAAGTCCTCTTGATAGAATCAACGTAAGAAGATTGTTGTTACAAGCTCGTAAACTTATTTCAGCAGTAGCAATCAGATTGCTCTTCGAACAAAACGACGCAGTAGTAAGACAGCAGTTCTTGGATTCTGTAAACCCAATCTTGGATGCAATCCGTAGAGATAGAGGTATTACTGACTTCCGTGTAACTGTGTCTAACAACCCTGAGGAGTTTGATTCTAACCAAATGTCAGGACGTATCTTCTTGAAACCTACTAAGGCTCTTGAATTTATCGACATCGAGTTTATTATCACTCCACAAGGAGCAAGTTTCGAAAACATTTAATAGAAACAAACATAAATTTAAAAACCCTCGGAAACGGGGGTTTTTTATTTTTAATATATTTATAGAATATGAAATTAATAATTACAGAAGGTTTCACTGAAGAATTGACTCCTGATTTAAAATATTATGCTTTTGATTGGGATGATAATTTAATGTATATGCCAACAAAAATTATGTTAATGGACTCTGAAGGTAATGAAATCGGTATGGGGACAGAAGATTTTGCCGAACATAGAGTCGACGTAGGTAAAAAAGATTTTGAATATAAAGGTAAAACTATAGTTGGTTTTGCGGAAAATCCATTTAGAAACTTTTCAGATGCTGGTAATAAAAAATTTATAATTGATTCATTACTTGCAAAACCTGGTCCAGCTTGGGATGATTTTGTGGAATGTGTTAATGGGGGTTCTATTTTTTCTATAATAACCGCAAGAGGACACTCACCAGAGACACTCAAACAATCAATAGAGAACTTAATAGAGATAGGATATAAAGGATTGTCAAAAAAAGAATTGGTTAGAAATTTAAAGAAATACAGAGAGATTGCTGGAGAAGACGAATTAAGTGATTCTGAACTTGTGGAGTATTATATGAGTATGAATAAATATTATCCTGTAACATACGGAGCCGGCTCAGCACAAAATCCCGAACAAGGAAAGGTAGATGCAATTAAAGAATTTCAAAGATATGTAATGAGTATGTCAAAAAAACTTGGACAGACTCCGTACTTAAAAAATGACGTAAGCAACAAATTTGTACCTACGATTGGGTTTTCTGATGATGATTTAAGAAATTTGGAAAAAATGAAAAGTGCTTTAAAAGATGACCCAGAAAATATTGTTCAAATGTATTCAACACATGGAGGAATAAAAAAGAAATATTGATATAATTATATAGGTAAGACTAGTGTAAGTTTGATTAAAAAAAAATGGAAGTAAATAGAAAAATTTAAAACTAACACTATTTATAATAAAAATAAAAGAAAATTAAAAACAAAAGAAAATGGCTGATTTACTAATGAAAATGCCGATACCGTATGAACCCAAAAGGAAGAACAGGTTCATTTTAAGTTTCCCAAGCGAACTTGGTATCAATGAATGGTATGTTGAATCTGCGGCAAGACCAAAGGTAACTATTAATCCTGTTGCAATACCTTTCTTAAACACTGAAAGATACGTTGCTGGTAAGTACACATGGGGTACTATCTCTGTAACTTTCCGTGACCCAATCGGACCATCAGCCGCTCAGGCACTTATGGAATGGGTTCGTCTACACGCCGAATCTGTTACAGGTCGTATGGGTTATGCTGCTGGTTATAAGAAGGACGTTACACTTCAAATGCTTGACCCAACAGGGGTTGTAGTTGAAAAGTGGATTATGATTGGAACATTCCTTTCGGACGTTGACTTCCAAAACTTGTCGTATGGTGAAGACGGTCTCGCTACAATTCAAGCAACACTTCGTCCTGACTACTGTGTTCTTGTTTACTAATCAAGAAAAAATTTCAAATTACTATTTACAAATCCGTACTTTGTGCGGATTTTTTTTATAAAAAAAATTAATTATGAACGAGTATATTGCTGGACAAGAAAATTTTAGTTTACCACATGATGTAATTATGTTACCAAGTCAGGGTAAATTTTATAAAAATAAGAAAAAAAGTGTTAAGGTTGGTTACTTAACTGCTTCTGATGAAAATCTTTTAGGTAACGTTGGTAAACTTTCAGGGGAACAACTTGTTCTTAGATTGGTTAGAAATAAACTTTATGAACCTGATTTGAACCCATCTGAAATGTTGGAGGGAGACATTGAGGCAATTCTTTTGTTTTTAAGGAATACTTCATTCGGCTCCGAATATAAATTCACGCTTACAGACCCTGACACTGGTAATAAATTTGAAAAGTCGGTATTACTTGATGAACTTTCTTTTAGAAAATCTGAGGTAGAACCTGATGACAATGGTCATTATATGACAAAACTTCCTAAATCAGGGCATCAAGTTAAATTGAGACCTTTAAGTTATGGGGAATCAACTGATTTGGAAAGAATGGAAGAAGAATATCCTTCTAATATGATTGCACCTAAGGTTACTTGGAGACTCGCAAAACAAATAGTTGAACTTAATGGTAGTTCTGATAAGGGTGAAATTGCTAAGTTTATTGAACAAATGCCAATCATGGATTCAAAATTTATTACTAATTTTTTGAAAACAAATGAACCAAGAATAGATTTGAATCGTGAAGTAACAGCCCCATCAGGAAAAAAGGTAACGGTTCGTATTGCCTTTGGGGCTGAGTTTTTTCGCCCTTTCTTCTAATTATATGTTAAATTTGCTTGACCAGTATTATATACTGGCCAAGTATTTACATACATCATACTCAGATTTTTATCGTATACCTATTTACCAAAGAAGGTATTTGATAGATAAAATAATTGAAATGAATACTCCAAAAAGCTAATTAAGATTATTTATTAAGGTATGATACAAGAACAACCAAACGCTGAAGAACTTCCAGAAGCTTCAAAAGACCCAAGTAGGTTAGATATTATTGGCGGTTTAGCCGCTACTGAAGG